GCAGTATCTTTGCAGCACCTCTAAAAGCGCTAGATTTGGTGGCATTCACTGCACCCTTGGCCATATCATCTACAAGACTTGCGCCGGCTTGTTTGCTGGCGTTTTGAAGTCCTGGGACCTTAAGGTCTTTCATTGATTTAGTCATACCTGTTGGATCTGTGAAGCGCTTAAAGAGCGCCCCCAAACCGCCTGCGCCGGATGCGGAGGCGTTTCCAGCAGCGGATTTAGTTAGAGAAAGTATTTTACTACCAGCGCCGACCACCATTAGAGCCTTTAACGCATCACCGACAATACCAACGTTACCTTGCATGGTTTTCAGAAGACCTATTTGCATATCATTAACTGTCTGAACTCCACCCAGCTTATTAATTATTTCATCATAAATCTGCTGATTAAGAACAGATGCACGATCAGCAAATTTAGTAAATTTATCCATTGGGTCAGCTTTTCCGACATCTTCCTGAAATGCTGTTATGTCCATGCCTTGACCAAAGAGTTTTCCTACTGTTTTTACATCTCTCCCTAGAATGCTAGCGAGCATCTGCTTTTGGCGCTTATGCAAAGACTGAAACGACTTGCCCTGGAGCATAAACTCTTCACGGAGAATATCGACCCTATCTTCATGTGAAGCCTTCATAAGCTCTACAGAGTTTAGCTGCATACCAAACTGAGCATTCATACGACCAACAATCTCTGCTGCGCCCTGGAAAGTATCTAACTGCTCTGTGACATCGAATATCTCTTTAGTTGAGAGACCCAAACTCCGAGCCTGCTTTGCCAGACCAGCGAAAACACGAGTGCCCTCTAGACCAAAACGTGCTAACTCTGGTGATAACTGGTTTAAGTCCTTTAGAAGGACCTCCATCCCTAATCCGGTCTGTTTACTCAGTCCTCTTAAATCTCCACTAGCCTCAACTGCTGCCTGTCCGGTAATCCCAAAAGCAAAGTGCAAATTATCAAGCATTTGGGCTGTCTCTTCTCCAGATGCCCCCAATAGTGTGAAATTGCCAGCTAACATCGTCATGTTGTCTCTCATCGCTGGAGACAAGGCATCAAAGGCTGAGAAGTTTTTGTTTAGGGCGAGTAAGTTTTTCTCTACTTGCTCTTGCGGAAGATTAATAGCAGCATAAGCGCCACGAAGTCTAGTAAAGGACCTGCTATAGCGATCCTGAAAACCTGTTGATCTTCTTAATTCAACTTGCGTGTCATGAATAGCCGAAGCAAACTTAGATACAGCAGGAATAGCTTTTGAGAAGCTAGTCAAAGAATTAATCTGTGTTCCGTATAGAGAATCAAACTGACCGATTAGGTCAGGCATCATAGTCCCTATCCCTACTAGGGCAGACTTTAGTGCTGATTGTGAGTTAGCCGCTTCGTCAGTCTTATATCTTAAGTTATCTAACTTTTCGGCAACTTTATCATGCCTTGCAGATACATCTTTAAGTGTCTCTGCGAGTTTTTTCTGATTAGTAGCACCTTGTTGTACTGAAATATCATATTCTTGCTGCGCTTTTGCCTTTTCACGCAGGAGGTTTGCCTCTTCAAGATGAAGTTCATTAAGTTTTTTTTGTTCTTCTAGGTCTTTTGGATCGATCGCCACTGGCTATACCTCTTTAGCGTATGGGCCAGTTAATCTGGGCGGCTTTCTCAAACCTTTTTATGGCAACATCTAAAGTAGCCTTCTGTTTGTATGTCATGGGGTCATCAAGACCAAATTTCTTGATATAGTCCATATATCTTTTTTCATTTACCAGCGCATCAGTAAATCTTTCTACCTCTATTCTGTTCCCTCGAACACGAACAGGGATTCGACGACCCTTGTACATCTTGGACAAAAGATACTGAATCCAGGCAGCAAAAACGTTTAGGATGTTCTCGTTGAGTTGTTGCTCCTCACGGAGAGCAGTCAAATCTAAAACTTCATTTTCAAAATCGATATTCATATAGACAAACCTCGCACGTGTATGCCTAGTAAATAGTTGTTAAATACATTTATCACGGTTTATATGTTCGTCCACGCCCAGCGGATGAGGTCGCCTTCTTGGTTGCCTCGGCTTCGTCACGCTTCTGCTTGATAATTCTTTCCAAGAACCACACTCTAATACTGACTGGTAGGTTATACCCTTCGAAGAAACTCCAGCCGCCATAATACTTTAATTGAAACAACTGCTCGTATACAGCCTCTATGTATTGATCACTTAGGCCAAAAAAAGTCCACGCCGAGCGGGACCTCCATTTCCACCTCGTACCCACAACTAGGACAGTCATAGTCCTGACGGAGGTCGATATTTGGAACTATTGACGAATAGACTGTTCTTAGATGACGTGCATCTCTTGCTGGCATTGCCTGGATAAACGACTCTATAGTGAATGGGTTGCTATCACCGTTGACTGAAATAATATATGCCCTAAAAGAGTCGGTTGTAACGCCAGAACTCATCTTTCTTTTAGCCTTTCTTTCCAATTCTTTGGTTAGTTTAGCCTCATCGGCACTAGTCATAAATCGACAAGTTACTTCTACCTTCGACATTGGTAACTGAATTTGTACAGTACCATCTTCTGTGACCGCAACACCTAAATCTCTTGCCTCTTCGAGGAAGTCACCACAGGGAGGCTCGGAAATATCAAAACTATGTTCACTTGTAGTGCCGCATGAGGGACAAGTTACATTCGTATCATAGTCTGCACCATAGCCAGTTCTTCTTGCTGCAACTAGCATTGCATTTTTATCCCCAACAAGGAGAGAGTCAATACTGATTGTCTTGTCTACTAAGATATTTTGCAACATACGATCTAAGGCAATGCCCTCACGGAGTAGAGAGCGAGAAGTCAAGATGTCCTCCTCTTTTGCGGTCATATACCTAATTTCCACTGTTGTTTGATTGTGGAGGGGGTGCCCATTTTGATAAAATATGCCTCTACTAGGCAATTCAACAAACTCAGTTGGCACAGACCAATTGAATACCGGTGCACTGGTCGATGGACCGGGCGCACCAATGCCCACTGCCGCAGTAGTGGCAGCAGGGGTCTCGTTTTGAGTTGGATTATCTGGTAGTCCCAGACGATTCTCGTTTCTACTCATATTTTATAACCTTTCTTAGATATTGTAACTTATTAATATTTGTTCGTTAAGAACGAGTAGACGGAGGAGTGGTACGAGATACACCACTGCGAGTAAGCTCAGCCCAATCATAGGTGATTGTGCAGCCTACTTCTACCATATCGTCAGATTCATAAGATAGAGTGCCGCCGAAGTCAATATTTGTTATGATTGGGTTAATAAGTTCCCATCTCTCTACTTCGTTCCCGTCAGCATCGATCTGTTTAAGTACTACATTACCAATCGTATCTGTAAATGCTTTCTTACTAAGACTGCGACGTGAAATAGAATCAGTAGAAGGATACTTATAGCCCGCTTTTCCTAGAATGTCAAGGAAAGCAAATGACAAGTCAGGGTTTACAGGGTCTACCAAAGTAACAGTAATAGGCTGCCACGTAACACGACCTGGGAAGTTGAACGTATGATCAATATACTGGTGAGGAATAGTACTAATCTCTGCCACTGGTTTAGTAGCGGTTTTTACAGCCCACACAGGAATATCACCTGCCTGGTTGCCATTCCTAGAAGTGAAACTTAACTCAAACCGAAATTGACGTTTTGGTTCTGCGTTTGCTTGACCCCAAAATAGACTTGCCATTGTTTATTTAGCTCCTCGTAATAAATAGTTACTCGGTGGATTAATCTTCGAAAGATGCTCCACTGTTTGTAATTATGAAGTCAATTGCAAAGAACTCGACAGCACGAGTTGGCTTTACATATAACTTAGCATAAATGATGTTGCGATCAATAAGATCTGGTGTAGTAGTTGATTCATCCAAAATTAATCTGAAATCTTCGATACCGAACTGAGCCTTTACATCTCTTAGTACTGGTTCAGCCTGTCCCAAGAAGCGGTCCCAGGTAGCCTGTGCGTTTGGAGCAAATAGAAGTCTTGAGGCGATGAAAGAGATCTCACGCTTTAAGTAGATCATTAGGCGGCGGACGTTAATGCGGTCAAGAGCACTTGCTGTTTGTTGTAGTGTCTTTTGACCGAAAATCACAATGCCTTCGGCTGGGAATTTAGCGATTGGGTTAATATTGTTCTCATATAGTTTATCACGATCATCAGAAGTTAGCTTGCGTGATACATCTAATACTGGTACACCAGCAGCACCTTCGCTTAAGCCGCCACGAGTGAATCCAGCAGGGGCAAACCATGGTGCCTGAAGTCGATCAGTGTTAGATAGGACACCTAGGGCCGCAACCGAAGGTGGTGCCCACAGTCTTTGATTTGACTCAGTGTCTAGAATAGATACCCAAGGGTAGTAGGTTGCACCGTAGCTGTTATTAATACTGCGGCCAGCGAAGTCATCGGCAGCAGTGCTTGGCTTATTACCTGAGTTTCTGTCTTCAGCAGAACCAGTAGACTCTGTATCTGGAGTATATGCCCCAGCAATATCAATAATTGCCAGTGCATCGCCACGATCTTCAGCGATATCTAGAAGATCATTGGTTACAGTGCTATTGGTGATCCCTGGAATCGTAATAGCATTCATCGACACTTCATCTGGACTAGAGATAATATTAATTGCCTTCCTTAGGGAATAGATCTCGTAAGAATTATTCTCTGTCTTACCGAACATCTTGGTATTGCGGAATGGCTCACGCTCTTTGATATCTAAGCCGTCAAAACCACCGTGTAAAACAGTTGTGAAACGGTCAAGACCGAGACCTAACGTAGTGGTGTAGTTACCAACACTTTTACCGTTAGCACGGTAGGAGTTGCTATATGTAT